CAAAAATCACCCCGCCGCAATTTATGCAGACAAACGAGTTGAAGAAATGTACGGTGTTTGGAAATCGGGAAACGGACAGTCCGAGAGATCCTGCGTTATTGCTCCCGATGTTCAATGTGATTTTACGGATCTTCCGTTTGATGACAATTCGTTTGCTCTTGTTGTCTGGGATCCACCCCATCTGCGCCATATTGGAGAAAACGCATGGTTGGCCAAAAAGTATGGCCGACTCGACAATAACTGGCCGAAAATGCTCCATGACGGTTTCAAAGAGTGTATGCGTGTGCTTAAACCCGATGGGGTATTGATTTTCAAATGGGCAGAAACACAGATCCCTGCCACCGAAGTTTGGAAAGCGATAGGTCAGCGGCCTTTATTTGGACATCACAGTGGGAAGAAATCACAGACCTTTTGGGGCTGCTTCATGAAATGGAAGGATACAAATGATGACGCTGAATGATTATCAGAAAGCCGCCGAGCGCACCTCCGGCAACCTGACCCCGTGGGATAAGGTTCGCAACGGTTGTTACGGTCTGAACGGCGAAGCCGGAGAGTGTATCGACATTCTGAAAAAGACCGAGTTTCAGGGTCACGACTTCGACCCGGAAAAAATGGTTGACGAGCTGGGCGATGTTCTCTGGTATGTCGCACAGTTGGCGACCGGCTTGGGCGTGACCCTCGAAGATGTGGCACAGCACAATGTCGATAAGCTGCTGGCTCGTTATCCTGACGGGTTCGACAGCGAAAAGAGTATTCACAGAAAGGAGTACGAAAATGCCTGACTGTTTCTCCAAGTCCGAAGTGACCGATTTCCGGAACTTCATGAAGCTGCCTGACGGAACGCCGCTTGTTTCCGATGACATGATAGAATACCTGATGGCCTACGGCTTCTTCACCGCTCCCGCTTCCACCAAGTATCACGGCAATTACGAGGGCGGTCTTCTGGAACACTCCTATATGGTTACGAAGTTCCTCCTGACGCTCACTCAGGACAATCATCTGATTTGGCGCAAGTCCCGTTCCCCGTACATCGTGGGTATGTTCCATGACCTGTGCAAGATTGACCAGTACCGTCACCCTGCGAGTGATTTGGTCGTAGACGGAATGTTACTTCCCGACCCGTCCAAGTGGGAGTATAACCCCGACACCCTCCTGAAAGGTCACGGTGATAAATCCGTCATGCTTCTCTCTCAGTTCTACACGTTAACCGAGGAAGAAATCATGTGTATCCGCTACCACATGGGCGCTTTCACCGACAAGTCCGAGTGGAACGACTACACCAGAGCAGTCCACCAGTACCCGAATGTGCTGTGGACACACCAAGCCGATATGCTGGCAAGCCATGTTGCGGGTATTTGACCATGAAAACCTACAACTCTATGTTGGATTTTCTCAATTCGATTGATAACTCAACGATTACGGGAGAAATCCAAACTGCGTTCATTAAGGCATGGGACAAGATACACGGCTACGGTGGTGAAAACTCTGGAATAGAACTTTTCACCTTATATCCGAAGATCATGGTATCTGTAAGCGGCGGAGCCGACTCCGATATTGTTATCGACATGATCGAACGTATTGGCTACCCGCTTAGTACAGTTCACTATGTATTCTACGATACGGGGTTGGAGTTTCGAGCTACAAAGGAACACCTTGATTTTCTGGAAGAAAAGTACGGTATTACCATTGACCGAAGACGGGCTAAGGTTCCGGTTCCTCTCGGCGTAAAAAAGTACGGATACCCTTTTCTAAGCAAACGAGTAAGTGATTATATTCATCGCTTGCAAAAGCACAATTTTCAATGGGAAGACGCACCTTTCGAGGAATTGTATGCTAAATACCCGAAATGCAAAGTAGCACTCCGTTGGTGGTGTAACGATTGGGGAGCGAAATCCAAAATGAATATCGAGTATAACAAATGGCTCAAAGAATTTATGGTTGAAAATCCCCCTGACTTTCCTATTTCTGACGGTTGCTGTTTTGGAGCCAAAAAGTCAACGGCGCACATGGTAGAAAGCGAACTTGCCCCTGACTTGAATATTCAAGGAGTACGAAAGGCAGAGGGCGGAACGAGATCGAGTGCTTATACTTCCTGTTTTGATGATGTTCCGTGCGGTACTTCTCTTTTCAGGCCTGTATTCTGGTTTAAGAATGAAGATAAAACCTCCTACGAGGTTGCCTTTGAAGTACAACACTCCGACTGTTATCAAAAATATGGACTCAGAAGAACCGGGTGTTCCTGCTGTCCCTTTGGAAAGGATTTTGAAGCTGAACTCGCTGCTGCCGAAAGATATGAACCCAATCTCTATCGAGCTGCACTTCATGTTTTTGGTAAATCTTACGAGTACACCCGCAAATATCGTGATTACCGAGAACAGCGTGAAAAGGAGAGTAAAAATGAAAATCATTGAACCTTCTGTGGAGCTTATCAACGCTCCCGATTATAAGACCCTTCTGACTACCATCGAAGCCGCTGGGCGTACCTGTTATAAGTCCGAGGACAAGATCACGGACGGAAGTGCAGAGAAGTTCGTCCGGGGCATTATCAAGCGGGGACACGAAGCTGTCATTGAGCATGGCTCTCTCTCAGTTCGCTTTGTCTGCGACCGGGGCGTGAGTCACGAGATCGTCCGTCACCGTCTGGCGGCGTTCTGTCAGGAGTCCACTCGGTATGTTGCCAGTTCCAAACGAGATTGTACCGTAAATAGTGAAGACGATGTTCTTTACGCATACAACGAAGCGGGATTGTCTATGAAACGGATTGCCGACAGAAGCAACGATAAGTACAGCGAATATGATGTTTCGGAAATCCTTCGTAAGCATGACGCTACTATCCGTGAGCATGGTCGCAGGGGAACTATCAATAGTCACTATTTTGAAACCATTGATACACCCGAAAAGGCATTCCTGCTGGGGTTCATTATGGCAGACGGCAACATTCGCCGTAACACTTATCAGCTAACCATTTCCCAAAAAGAATCCGAATCATGGTGGCTTTTGAATATGATTCGAGAGTTCATCCAGCCCGACGCAAAGAGCCTAACGATAAGTGATTTTCAGATTTCTACTGATCTTCGATTGAAAGGTATCATCCCCAACAAAACTTATGAGTCTACGGGTGACACAGTAGACCTCTTGTGGAACAGCGTCCCTGCTGAATATAAACCGGACTTCCTAAGAGGATTGTTGGACGGTGACGGGTCTATTCGTTGGTTTTATCAGAAACCAACTTCCAAGACTCAATCCTGCCATATTCAGTTTACCGGGAATCGTTATCTCATGGAAAAGATTAGAGATTTCCTGTCCGCCGAATTGGATTATACGACCACCGTTAAAACGGATTATTATTCGGGCGTTCTCCGTCGAGTGGTTATTACCGATAGCGGTAAAGGTAAACAGCTATGTGACATGATGTATCGAAACTTCAAGTTTCCGTATGGTCATTCCAAAACGGCAAGGTATTATGAAGCCTTTGATCTCCCTATCCCTATCGTTTTTCAAAAACCTTTGGTCGGTGACTTCAATGTTATCGCCCCAAGCGCATTGAGCGGTAAATCACTATGGCATTGGGGACAGGCTATGATAGAGTCCGAGTTAGCTTATAAGGCGCTGATTGAAAGCGGTTGCACCCCGCAGGAAGCACGGTCTGTCCTTCCGAACAGCTTGAAGACTGAGGTGGTCATGACCGCAGATATTAGGGAGTGGCGACATTTCCTGAAACTGCGTTGTGCTATGGCGGCTCACCCCGATATGCGGGTCGTTGCTAATATGCTCCTGACCCTGCTAAAACAGACCTACCCCGTCTTCTTCGAGGACATTGAGGTATGAGGGTCAAGAAAGCTGGCGGCAAGGTGTTTGGTGCGGTTCTGAGCGCCGCCGAGAAGAAAGCGATGGACATGGAAATCAATCGTCAGATCGTGGAAGCCGACAGGCGGTACACCGATGACATTGACGCTATGGTGCTTTACACCTTGAGAGTCCATCTTGGCTTCGGCAAGAAGCGCCTGCGGAAGTTCTATGACGCTTTCTCTGCCGAGCATGACCGCCTTATCCAGTATTATCAAATGCCGGACGATTACACATGGCTCTGCAAAGAAATGTTGAAGCGTATCAGCGTTGATGTTGAAGCGTGGAACCGTGAAAGGAGAGAACCCGATGAAGCTGAAAAGCATTAACGGCAAGGTGCCGTATATCATGGCTGCCGGAAAGGACTTCGTGAAGGACGAAATGTCGCTGGCGGCGGCAGAGCAGATTTGCTCCCGTGGAACGCAGACCACCAGCAAACGCTTTCCCGATTTCCCCATCTGCGTAGACGATAAGTTCTATTTTGCTGGCACCTCGACAAAGCCCAAGTCCGGCAAAGCCAAGGCCACTTGCGAGGGCTGAGATTTTCAATCTTCCTGTGGTTCGTCACCATTGTCACCGTCCTCTATCTGAAACTACCCACGGTTGAGGTCGAAGAACCTTCTCCCATTGTCGAGGTGGTAGAGGTAGTCACCCCGGAGCCAGAGCCGGAGGTGACACCTCAACCGTGGACAGACGAGGAAGTGGTGCTGCTGGCGAAAATGCTGTGGGGAGAAGCCAGAGGGGTCAGCTCCGATACAGAGAAAGCCGCTTGTGTGTGGTGTGCGCTCAACCGTGTCGATCAGGGCTACGGAGATATAACGGCGGTCGTGACTGCCCCGTATCAGTTTGTAGGCTACCGAGAGGGAAATCCGGTAGATGACGAGTTGATTACGCTCTGTATAGATGTGCTGACCCGCTGGTACGCAGAGAAGAACGGACAGACGGAAGTTGGTCGAGTTCTTCCGAGTGAATATTTATTCTTTTCGGGAGATGGGGAGCGAAACCACTTCCGCAACGCCTACCGTGGCGGCGATAGATGGGACTGGTCTTTGCCGAGTCCGTATGAAAGCTGAGGTGACAACAATGTATGAGAATATACCCGCCGAACTCCGAGAGGAAAAGGCATGGGTCAATGTGTGGGACGGGTCGAAGGTTCCAATGCAGGCGACCGTGAGAAAAGCGGCTTCATCGTCCGACCCGAACACATGGTCAAATTACATTGACGCTGAACACAATGTCCAGCACGGCTACTATGACGGTCTTGGCTATGTCTTCCACGACACAGGGCTGGTAGGTATCGACATTGATGATGGTTTCTCTGATGGGCTTCTGAACCCACTGGCGGCAGACATTATCGGTCATTGTCAGTCCTACACCGAGAAGTCCCGGAGCGGGA